TAAAGCAATTCGGACACTACTTAGAGCTGTAGGAATGAGAGAAAACGCGCGAATCAACCTAAAGATACTAGAACCAGAGGGTAGCACACACCAAAGCTCTGAAGCTAGAGTTGAATCAAGCGATGGAGAGGAGTTTAACGAAGAGTAAAAGTGTGGTAAAATGAGTAAATGCCAGCACCACCAAACAACCAATACGCTAAAGGGCATGGAAAAGGCGCACCCTCAAAGTACAAGGAGGAGTATTTAGATGAAATTACTGATTATGTCAAAGAATGTGCTGAAAAGTATAAACAAGACAAAGAAGTAGAGCTACCAACGAGAGAAGGATTAGCCAACAGATTAGGGGTAGTTGTCAAGACTTTAACAAACTGGGGAGAGAGAAACGAAGACTTTTTACTAGCTTTGGAGAAACTAGACGGCTTTCAGAAAAACGAGTTGATAAATAAGGGTTTGGCAGGATTATATAATGCAACGATAACGAAACTACTTTTATCTAGTAATCACGGAATGGCAGAGCAAACAAAAACTGATGTAACAACAAAAGGAGAGAAAATACAGAGTGAAGGATTTTTTATTGAAGACGATGAAGTAAGAAAGAAAATTAAAGAAGGGTTGAGAAAAAATATACACGATAGGGCGGATAAAGAAATATGATAATATTTCAAGTAATAGGAATAGCAACAGTAGCGTCTGTATTATACATAGTCGTATTGGCTATTGTAATTAGATTTGAGTCTCACGAAACACCAAAGAAGGGAGGTAACGGCTCTCTTATGAATAGAAAATGTTTAAATGAAAACAAAACCTAAAATATATGGAGTATTAGACTGGATAAGCGAAGAACGAATAAAAAACGAGAAGGGTGAGGCAATCGAGTTCGACAAGCACCCTTTTTTACTTGACATATATGACGACCAAGCACAGCGTTTGACCATAATGAAAGCAGCGCAAGTTGGACTTTCAACACTTTCAATACTAAAGAATCATGGTGACGCAAAGGATTTGAACATAGACATCATCTACACACTACCCACAGACAATGATGTAAAGATATTCGTAGGTGGAAAGGTAAATCGAATCATAGCAAACAACCCCACAATGCTTGCAGATGTACACGACAAAGACAGCGTGGAGGTTAAAAAGGTGGGGAAGTCAGTGATTTACTTTAGAGGCACGTTTACAAAGAAAGCCGCGATTATGGTGACAGCTGATAGGCTAGTGCATGACGAAATGGATAGCTCAAAGCTAGACATCATAGCTGATTATGAAGCGAGACTACAACACTCAAAGTACAAGCAAATACACACGTTTAGTCACCCCGATATACCAGAGACAGGCGTACACAACGATTGGTTAAATAGTGACCAAAAGCACTGGTTTGTTGATTGTCCACATTGCAAGTACAGCCAATACCTATCGTGGGATATACGCAACGAGGCGAAAATGAGCATAGACTTAGACAAGAAGATATTTGTATGTAAGCGATGTAGAGAAGAGCTAGATAACAAGGTGCGTATCAAGGGCTATTGGAAAGCTCGCTATCCCGAACGTGCATGGAGTGGCTACTGGGTATCACTACTCATAGCTCCGTGGGTGAGCGCAAAGGATATTATAAATAAGTACAACGACCCGAAGATAACACCGTGGCACTTTGCAACTAGAATACTAGGCATACCATATGCAGACGGAGCTTCTAAGCTACTCAAACAACACTTCTTACAAAACATAACAGGTGAGTCGTATGCACCAGAGAAGAACAAACGAATGGTGATTGGAATAGATACTGGGCTGAGAATTGACTACGCGCTAGGTGATGAGTATGGCTTGTTTTATCATGGAGATAGTGAGGATTATGGTGAGGTAAATGGATTTATGGAGCGCTGGCCTAAAGCGATAGCGATTATAGACGCAGGTGGAGATTTGATTGGTAGCCGTAAGTTTCAAGAACGCTGGGTAGGTAGAGTATACATTTGCTACTTACGAGGTACAGACAAGAAAGGGAATGAGCTAGTGAAGTGGGGAACTAAAGACGAACATGGCTCTGTGCAAGCTGATAGGAATCGTATGATACAGCTTGTGGTTGATGAGTTTAGAGACAAGAGAATACCAGTACATGGTACAGAAAACGAATGGTACGAGTATTACTTAGACTGGAACAATCTCTCACGTATTAAGATACTAGACTCGGAGACTAACGAGGTTAGGGCGCACAAGTGGGTTAGGCGTGGGCGCGACCACAGAGCATTAGCAACCATATTTTGGAGAGTGGGCATTATGCGCTTCTCATCTACAGGAGCAATTGTTGGCGCACAAAACAAGCCAAAACCAAATAGTTATATGATAGACGCTGATAGTACTGTGACGTATGACCCAGCTAAGTTGCTTGGTGGGAGTATGGACTTTGGGGAAGAAGAAGTTGATTGGAGGCTATAATGTGTAGTATAATTAGTCACAAACGATGGAAAAACTAATACAAGGAGACAGTAACGAAGAGCTATACAAAATCACAGGTGTAGACACTATCATTACAGACCCGCCTTATGGACTCTCTTTCATGGGAAAGAAGTGGGATTACGATGTTCCTAGTGTTCAATTTTGGAAGATAGCCCTAGCATCATGTAAGCCAGGAGCTACAGCTTTAGTGTTTGCTGGAAGTAGAACTTCACACAGAATGGCAGTAAATATGGAAGACGCTGGGTGGATTCTTAAAGATACAATCATGTGGCTTTATGGGAGCGGACTCCCCAAAGCTACTGATATAAGTAAGCAGTTGGATAAAGGGCATAAGAGGAAGGTTGTTGGAAAGATGAAGAATCCTGCAACAGCAAAGGAAGGAACATTTAATTGTAGCTTTGATGAAGATAAGGCTGTTATCACAGAACCAGCAACAGAAGAAGCAAAACTATGGAACGGTTGGAAATCACATGGACTAAAACCAGCTTACGAACCTATCATAGTAGCTATGAAACCCAATGACGGAACATACGCTAACAATGCTTTAAAACATGGTGTATCAGGACTGAATATAGATGGTGGGAGGATAGGAACGGAGACAATTAAAACAAGTGGAGGAAGAACTCCTGAAGAACAGGAAGACAAGAAGAAACAAGGCTTGATGGGTAGACTTAAATCAACAGAGGCACTAAACACCGAACACACTGGCAGATTCCCAGCAAACATAATCTTAGACGAAGAAGCAGGAGAGATGTTAGATGAGCAGAGTGGAGACAGGAAAAGTTCTATGACTCCAAGTAAAACTGATAGAAAATGGAAACAGGGAGAGGATTCTATTTTTCATGGACAGGCAAGTACAAGCTATACCGACAAAGGAGGAGCTTCAAGATTCTTTTATTGTGCAAAAAGTTCAAAACGTGAAAGGAATGAGGGGCTTGACAGTACCCTTACAGTAAAATATAATAGTGGTATATGCAAAGAAGAAAACATGGCAGTGGTTCAGTTACTAAAAAAGGCTACATACGATACGGAAATCGTGAGTTTCAACATAGACGAGTCTGGAGAAAACATCATGGGGCTGTGCCACAGGGATTCTTTATCCACCATATTAACGGGGACAAACAAGACAATAGAATTGAAAACCTTGAACTCGTTACAGCACTTCATCACAAACGGATTCATTCAGGGTGCGAACTTCGAGGTAAAGATTGGTGGAAACCCTGCCGAAAGTGTGGAGAGTTTAAGCAAGTATCTAAAGAATATTACAAACGGAAAGACGGAATCAGCCCTTGGTGTAAGTCGTGCTGTATTGAAAATGCTGTCGCTAATAAAAGAAAAAGAAAACTGGAAGCCACTGACAAACATACATAGCACAGTAAAACCTCTAGCTCTTATGGAATACCTAGTGAAACTAACAGCAACACCTACAGGAGGGAAAGTTTTAGACCCATTTCTCGGTTCAGGCACTACAGGAATAGCCTGTAAGAATCAAGGTAGAGACTTCATAGGAATAGAAATGGATGAGGAGTATTTTGAAATTGCTAAGGCTAGATTAAAGTGGTATAATGGAAGTCTTCACTCGTAGTAATCGTGGGAATTTATTAGCTAAACAATCCATATATGGGAAGAAAAAAGAAAGAGGAGGTCGCTCCTGCTCAAGACGTTGAAGATGCACAAGGGAGTGGTGAAGCAGAAACGCCGAGAACAGACTGTCAATTTTGTGGAAGAACAGACTGTTGCAACATGAAGGGGTAGAGGGTATAATAGGAGAGGACTTCCAAACAAACTAGCAAAAGGCACGTTTCGAGAGACTCGTGCTTTTTGCTTTATCCACATATCACTTGCGCTAGTG